TCAAGGGTAAAGTTTACAAAGAAATCCATTTTAGCTAGATAACTATTTGCTAATTTGTTTATTACAGGTAGGTATTGTTTAATAATTTTTGTTTTGATACCAGTGTCTTTAAGTAAAGCACCTGCTACCTCGAAGTATTCTTTATCCTCAAGTAATTCTTTAAATTCAGTTTCTTTCTTTTCAATCTGTATTTTAAGTTCACTTAACTTCTGTTTTTCTATTTCTGAGCCTGTTTTTGTGTTTTGTAATTCTTCTATATTTGTTTTAACTCTAGCAATATATCTATTAATTTCGGTAATTGATGTTGTATTTGTTGCCGTCTTAATCTGTAGTTCTTGTATCTCTATTTGTTTTTCTGAGATGACATTGAGTTTATTCTGTTCTTCGGTTACTTTAGTATCTAGTCTCGTTAGACCATGGTCACAACCAGTAATCTTACCGGTAAGAGTTGTAATTTGTTCTGATTTAAAGTCAGATTCAATTCCTTGCCTACATGTTGGACAATCATCATTATGTTCAAAGAAATTAACATCTTTTTTATACTTCGATATATTGGTTTCTATTTGAGTTTCAAGTTGATTGAAATGTTTTACTCGTTGTTCGATTTCGAATCTGTTTGCAACAACCTTTTGAATTTCAGCGACTTGTAATCCAATTGTCTCAATTTCTTCAGTGAGATTGTTGATATTAGTTTCGTTGCTAGAAATATCTTGTTCATATTCATCTATTTTATCCTCATTATTTTGTTTTAAGTCTTCTATTCGTTTTTCTTCAAATTCATATTGCTGTTGTGTTAGTTGAATGTTGTGTCTTTTGTCATTAAGTAATTCTTTGTTAATGCCTAATCGTTCTCTTGTAAGCTTATTCATTACAGAAAATATTTGTATATCTAATAGGTCTTCTATTATAGCTCGTCTATCATTATTTGATAGTTGCATAAATGGAGTAAATGAAGCTGAACCTAATACCACTATTTGTGTGAAAGATTTATAGTTCATTTTTAATACGAACTTCTCAAGTTGCTCTTGATAATCTCTTATAGCCGCATCTTGGTTTAATAATTCACCATCAATATATATTTCAAATTTATTAGGTCTGATAGTACGAACAACTCTATATGATTTATTGTTTGTATCAAACTCTACTTCTACTTCGCAGTTTTTACCATTAATTGAATTGGTAAGATTACCTTTTGGAATACTACGAAATGGTTTCCCAAATAACCCAAAGCACAAAGCATCAAGCAAAGTGGATTTGCCTGACCCATTAATTCCAACAATTAAAGTATTGATGTTCTTATCTAGGTTAATTTCACTAAAGTGATTGCCAGTGGAAAGTAGGTTTTTCCATTTTACTTTTCTAAATATAATCAATCAGTTTCTTCCGTATGTAATGCTTCAACATATAATTCTCTCATTAATGTTTTAAGTTTTTCATTCTCAACTTGGAGAGTTAGTCCGTCAATATACTTGGACAATATAGTCATTGTATCTTCAGCTTGATTAACGATATCATCATCATTAATTATAAGGTCTTCATTAAAGTCTTCGACAATAGCTATATCAGCCGCACCTGCTTTATATAAGTTATCAGTTAAATAATCAAACAAAAATGGATTCTGTTTGTGTAGTACAACTACTTTTACATAGCTGTCTTTGTATTGTTTAAAATCAAAACTTTTAAAGTCTTCAATACTTTTATCTCTATCATCATAACTTATCTTATGAAATATCTCAAATGGGTTTTGTATAAACTCCAATTCTCTAGTGTTCGTATCAAAGATATGAAAACCTCTTGGGTCTTTATAGTCTGCCCATGTCATTTGACCTGGAGTACCAACATAAAATATTTGGCCATCATCTGACTTATGATGAAAATGTCCAGATACAACCATATCATACTTGGATAAAAGAGATTTGTCAATCCCTGTTTGTGAAATATTGCCCTTGTCCATTTCAAACCCTCGTATCTCAAAATGTCCAAAACAAAGTTGTGACCGACTATTCTTTATTGATTCTTTTATACTCTCTTCATTATCATCACATAACCAAGGAACAATGTCTATTGGAATGCCATCAAATTCTTTTGTGACAAACTTATCATAGATTGTGATGTTGTCATATTCGTTTAGTAGTAATTGTGGTGAATTAATTTCTAATGTATTACGATAGGTAATGTCATGATTACCTAGAATAGAATAAAACGTAATGTTATTTTCTTTTAGTTTATTAAAGAAGTATTTACGACTTAGAAATAGTGAATTGTAGTTGATAAACTTTCGGCGGTCAAATAAGTCGCCCATTTGAAATACCGTATCTATGTTATTTTCTTTCAGATACGGAAAGAATACTGTATCATAAAACTTCTCATAGTGTTTGTGGAAAATAACAGAATCACCACGCATACCGAGGTGCGTATCGCCAAGTATTACCATTTTCATAATCTAGTCTTCTTGTAGTTTGATTATTTCGTCTTTAATTTGCAATTTCTCTTGTTTCATTTTTTTCATAAGTTCATCAGAAAGATATTGAGAATATTTTTCTTTGATTTTAATATCAAGGTCCCTATGTTTTGCTACGAGGTGCCTAATTTTATCTTCTATCAATTCCATTCTCCGTAAACAATTTTAATATGGTCACAATTTTCTTTCATGTCATAGTTACACTCTTGCAAGAATCCTCCATAACCACATGATGATATTATACAAGAAACCAACATCAATAGAGGCAATTGTTTAAGCGTCTGGTGTAGCTGCAACATCTGGTTCTACAAACTTTTCTAAGCCTTTTATTTTTTCTTCTTTCTTCTTTCTTTTGGCTTCTTCAAAGTTATATATAAATTGAGATATGTTTTCATAGAGTTCAAATTGTCTTGCGTTCCCTTCGCTGTCTTCTAACATCTCAAACTCATCTAAAATGCCTAATTGCTCGGTAGCTTTATATTTGACATAAAGTTGTTTTTTTTCTCTAGTAATTCTTCGGAGAAAAGCATAATAGATAATTTGGGTAAAGTAAGCAAACGGATTCTTTGACTTTTCAGGGTTAAAGTTTCTAAAATACATCATACAATTCTCAATTCCATCGGCAATCATCTCATCTCTAAATGAGTACGATGCGAAGTTGGGTTTGTGTGATAAATGTTCTGCAATCTTAAGAAAACATTCACCAATATAATTGGGAACTTGTGGTTGAATCTCTTTATCTTTATCTGCAACGTCACACAACCGTTTGTATTCAACCAATCCTGCTAAAAAGTCAGCATTGTTTACATAATGTTTTTGACGTTTCTTTGCTGGTTTTTTAGCAGCAACTTTCTTAACTTTCTTTTCTTTTAGGACTTCTGTTTCTTTTTCCTTAGTCATAATATACCTTTTATTCCAAGTTTGCCTTCATTTCGCTTGACAAAGTGCTTGACAAGAGTTATGGTAGCGGTGTCCCGTTTTCATAAATAATTTAATAGCTTCTCCTACCATCCTTTCTGAAACCCCAAATCATATGTTACTTTATCTAAAAGTGATAAGACTCTTTTTCGATAATCAAATCCTAACATACCCATTTTTGTTCCGTTTTTATAAGGAGGAATTCTATTAAAATTAGTGTATTGTTGCGAAGTTAAATCAATTATCTTTCCATCAGCATCTACGCACCACCAATGATAGATGTTTTCATCATCTAAAGCTCGATTCAATTTTAATGTTTTAGTTCCAAATATTTTCTGTAAACAACCAGAGGCTGTGTGACAATGCCCAAACATTGGATTAGTTTGGTTTCTTTCAACCCACTTCTTCGGTAACAAATCTTCTGATAAGTTATTATATATTGCTTCAGAAACCATCTTCAAATTCTTTTCATTATATTCTATTGTCATGTTAGTGTAGTTTACTTTTATCCGAAGTGTTCATATTATCAAAATAATCATTCATCGTTGGTGCATCATCATTATAATAGTCCTCAATCTCACCTCTTGTCGGCATATTGCGATTGAACTCTCCTTGAACTCTTGAATTAAAGTCTTGAATAACATGCTCTGCATTTGAAGCTTCAATCGCTACTGTTTTAATTGCATTTAAATAATATTCAATTAGACTTTTCCTAGGATTGGTAAAGGTAATAATATCTCTGTTATTCAATGTAGCCATATTATCACATATTAACTCAATTGGCAACCATGGTACCATCATCATTACCGAGCCTTTTGGTGAGCGTTGCACCATGATAACCATAGGATTGTTTAGTGTTGTTAATTCCGAATCAGAAGAGATTCCGGCAATAACGTCCTCGCCAGATTGAAGTCTTACTAATTTAATGTTTAATTGATTATCCATTTTTTAACTCGATGTTATAGAACTTGTATTTGAACTTCTCATCATCATAAATCCTCATTCTAGTCAAGAAGTGCTTCAGAGTATAGTTAGTAAATTTACCAATTCTAAAATCATCCGCAATGTCAAATAAGGTTGCTGTTCTTTTATCATCTCCAACCCTAAGACCTCGACCAATTGATTGTAAATTACGAATACGAGATTTACTTGGTGATGCAAAGATGATATTATGTAAGTTCCTTATATTTATGCCTGTAGAGAAAGTGCCATATGATGCAACAATAATAGCATCTTTTTCTTTTTCTGTAATTCCTCTAATAGCCTCTCTTGCTTCAGTATCAGTTCCACCAAACACAAAAAATACTTTTCTTTTTTTCGCATGTTCTTTTATGTTAGCATATAAAGCTTTACCATGTTTCTCTACAAATTGAAACAATATAAGTGAATTGCCGCTGAGTGATAAGGCTAAGTTTCTTATAAAATCATTTCGAGCATTGTTCTTAACAATATAATCAATTTCTTGTTGATAGTCCCATTTTCTACATAGTTTACAAGCTGGTTCAGGATATTTTAGCACCAAACATTTTATTTTAAAATCAGATAAATGTTTCTTTGCAATTAAATCTGCAGTCGTTGTTGCCTGATAAACAGGACCAAAAAGTCCTTCTAACACCAAACGATGTGTTTGTGTGCCGTCTAATGTGCCTGTTGTTCCTATTCTATATCTAGCATTTGTACAAGCAGACATAATTGTTGCCAATGATTTAGCTTTAAATTGATGTGCCTCATCACCTAATACAAAATCAAATTGTTCAAAGTAATCAGGTGGGTTTCTATAAACAGATTGCCATGTGGTAATCGTTAAGAAATTATTTGTGTGTTTGTCTTTACCAGAGTATTGCCTGTGACAATATTTCTCAGAATCAAATCCATAAGATTCAAAATCAGTATACATCTGCTCGGTTAAATTTGTGGTGGGGGTTATGAGTAGACCCTTTTTTAGTCCATTTTTTAAAAGATGTCTGACTATCAAGTATAATACCAAAGACTTACCAGACGCTGTTGGAGACAACAGGAGAAGCCTTTTATTGCGTATAGCAGTGATGAATGATTTTAGTTGATAGTCTCTCACCACATGAGGTAGATTTAATGTATCAGCAAAGTCTTTAGCTTCAATGACTGAAAACACATCTGTTGAATTAACATCATCATCAATTAAACACTCATACCCTCGTTCATCACAAAACTCTTTAATATATGGAGTTAGACCATGATAAATTTGAAAGTTTCTTAAATCCAATAACCGAATCTTTCCATCCCAAACTCGACTTTTATAAGCCGGAGTATATTGATAACCTGGAACATGGAATGTAAAGTGGTCAGATAACTCTTGAGCAAGTCCTCTTTCA